GTTAAATAATCGCTTGTCATATTAACATTCACCAAGTGCGTGTCAGTGTGCTTAACAGTCGACGTCAGTTAGCGCGGCCAGAGTTACTGAGTTCCTGAGAGGGGGGCAGTAGGGTTTCTTGACGGTGGTAGGTTTGCCCTTCACTAGGGTAACATTGCTGTTAGCCCAAGCGGTTGCGGAGGAGCCAAATATGTCATACTCGCGTATGACGTCATCGTAATGGACTCCATATACCTTTAAGCAGTGTGCGTCAAGATGGCTGCGGGGCAAACCGACAGCCTCTCTGGTTCGCGCAACGAGTTGTTGAGCTGAGTATCCGAATGCATCTGATGATTGATTGCGTGCATCCAGGAATGGTTTGTCAGACAGTGCTTCTGACGTTTTCACGAGACGTTCAGACAATTGGGGAGCGTGCCGGTGTTCGTACGCAGCTGACAAGTACTTGCCAGCCATATACTGCCTGTCATCAATCGCGGTGTTGAAATTACCGCGAACGTTGATCTTGGCCAACACACGCCCGTACTGTGGGACGGACTTGTACCCGTTGGGGCCAAGCACTCGTCGCTTCCGAAGGAATGTAGCCTTCTCCACATCTTCGTGGAGAACTGGCTTTGCGATCATTCCGGAACCGGCGACGACTGTAGAAATCACAGCAGCAGCTTCATCTACGAGCTTCTGCTTTGTGATAGTTAGTCCGTCATCCCCATATACTACCGAAACTGACTCAGTCACCCCAACTGCGGGGAGATAAGAGAGTATGTGGCAAGCATTGGTGTGACCATTTCCAGGCGTAGTGGGAACTTCCCCACTCCACCTCTGGCCCTCAATGACTGCACTTATGCCAAACCTCGTCCATATGTTAACGGACGTGGTTTTTGCAAACTCCCTCACCCACCAGTTGGTGGCTCCAAGTTTCTTGTAGAACATGGCCTCATATCTTCGCATCCACGTCGTTTGCGTGGAGTCGTTACGAGAAAGATCATTTTCCAGCGCTCGTCCTTTGGTCCTGTCAAACACATTACTAATCTCCCCATCATCCATGCCACAGGCATAGATGATAGTGTTACCAGTATTGAGTGGGTTTGTGGATGACAGTTCCTCTTTGATTCGTCGGGTGAGGATGAACATCTGAACTCCAAAGAGTAGGTTGTAGATGTCAGTCCCCTGGTATATGACGCGAGGGCTCGCGCCATGCTCCTTGACGAGCACTTCGGTTTTTGCAAACACCATTTTTGCTTGGTACATGTCCGTGTCGAAATCCTGCTCTTTCCAAACGGTCTGGAGACGAGCGGCCTTGTCGCGTGAACAGGTGCGGATATAATCCTCGACATCCTGTTCAGTTATCCGTATTTCTTCACGGGCGTGGATCTTGCTCATGAGGGCCTTGTGGCCAGAGATGAAAGCGAGTGACTCCCTGTCGTTTTGGGGCTTGTCATCACATCGCTTCTTCATACCCTGGAGAGTCGCGGCACCCCCATTCTTCACCACTGTAATGTCAACTCCATCTGCTAGGATGCCCCTCTGGACCGAGTTGTAGGTCTGAGGGGCGTCTGTGTCAGTGATGACGTTGAACTTTGGCTTGATGTTTACAAACTCAGTCTCATGAGTGTACTCCGTTGGACCATCTCTTTCGAGACCGCCGACAGGTACTTCGTGAGCTTTGCTGTAAAGCTTCGGTTTTTTGTTGTTGTTGTTGTCTTTCTTTTTATTCATTTTGTT